GACGGGGACACGGCGGGTGGAGTGGTGTATTTGAACCCGAAAAACGTACCTCTGCCAGCACTGGGGCTATTCCCAGGGGTCATTGACATGGGGCAGAATAGGACACTGGTTGCGGGCATGAACGTGACCGGACCAACACTGAATGCGGGGATATTCATTACACAGACACCAATTACGGTACAAGAACAGAAGCAAAAGCTTTTCTCAATGAACATAGGCGACCGTATAATGGCATCAGTACTAGGTAATACGGCGCTGGCGACAGGACAGTCATGGAATGCAGCAGTACAATTGGTGGGTATAGAACCAAATCCAGGCCCATCAGGGCCGACGAACAAAGAGATGCACGCACAGAACGGGAACATCGATGTACAGGTTTACGACCCAATACGTCAAATATACTCAATACACGAGCAGGGACACGAGGAAGCCACAGCAGACCAAGAGAATTCGGAGAACACATAATGGCCGCTGGCAACAGACGAGAGATATGTGGACCCGGACGAATGGATCAAACGGGTGGAAGAGGAGACGCAGATAATGATGGGTGCGTTGTGCAGGGCGGCGAAGTCACACTCACAGGTAGGTGGGGATTGGCTGCGCTACGCAATGGGATGTGTAGTGTTAGACGTAAACCCAGCGGAAATGAACTACGAGGTAAGTATACCACAGACGAAGGAGTTACAAGCATGGGCAACCAAACCAAAGGAGGAAAGAGAACGTAGACTGAGCTCACGTCAGGGGAGGTCGGGTATGACGGCAGAGGAAAAAGCCGCTAAGAAGGCTAGGGGCGGATGGACACCAGCGAAGCCCGAGGACGTGGCACAGAACAAAGCAATTGAGCAAGTAATACAAATGGTGGAAACCGACGTGGTATCGGCGTTCTACGCAATTGCGGTCTCGGGCGCACACGATCTGTTAGAACCACTGACAGCACGGTTGGAAACAGTGCGGGGACAGAATGTGAACACCTTGGTGGAGGTGTTCCAACAATACCTATTGGGCGGATACGATAGGGATGATTTGATAGATGACCTGTCAGTAGTTGACAAGGTACTAAACCACCACCTAAGTCGCGACTTCATACGCAAAGTTGAGCCAACATGTTCCACACCGTCAAGTTTACTTGAGGCAGTGGCGGATGCAGCAAATAGGGTTCAACATACAACAAATGGTAACATCGACGGGTGGGGAGAAGCCCAAGCACGGGGTAATAACGCACGACAACATGCAACTAATGGTAACACAGAGAGTGGGGGTGGCATGCCGGGGGGGGAGGGTGGAGCAGAGAACCCGGCGTCAATGCGCACAGTACCGGAGAATGATAGCAACAAGGGAACAGCAAAGCCACAGGATTACAGAGAAAAGGTGAAAGAGGCAGTGAAGTCAAGTGTCTTTGCATACCTCAAGGCAGAACTAGCAAAGGCAATATTGGTGCCAGACCCAATATTCAATACATCAGTAAATGCAGTAGCGGAAATCGTACGCCAGTGGGCACAGGTGCAGGGTAGGCAGGCAACATCACAAAACGGCACAGGTGGAAATCTCCTAGATGGGTATCCAGAAATGTGGGTGGGCGGGGTCGCCTACAACGACGGTACGGACTACGCTTTCATAGATGCGTATAGTATTGTTAGTCCAACAGCAGGGTTGAACACCAAGTATACGGGGTCGCCAGCAACATCGGCGATAGAGGCGGCAACACGGGTAGGCGACATACCGGCAATATCACCAATACTTAGGGTGAACACAACAGTCACGGATGGTGACGCACTGCAACGTATGATATTTGACAGCGAGGCAAAGATGAAGTCAAACACCGGTGGCTCATCAGCAAGGTCACTGTTGCCGACTTTCCTATATTCAGCCGCCTTTGCACCATTGTTTACGGGAGAGAACGCACTGGACATAGCAAATACTATACTAGTGTTAGACAACGCAGCACCACTGTTCAGCACGACATGGTACCCAATGGAAGATCCACCGACATTGGCCCAACCCGACATCGAGGCATGTATATGCACATATTCAGACTTTTGTGCTATAAGGTGGGGAGATAGCGAAGAACCAATTGCAGGGTTCAATTCGGATCAGTGGGGTGTGACCGTTGCTGTGGTACCGATAGTTAGGTCGAATTTCTCGAGGGGAAACTTGGTGGCACAAAAGACATTGAACAGATTAGCGTTCCCCTATCTGCAGATAGCTACGTCAGCATCAATGACAGACGAGGCAGGTAATATAGTTTTTGCAACGCAAAGCGCACCATCGTCTGCTACAAATACAAGGATACCGGGACCAACAAGTAAAGTATTATTTGTGTTGTGCGACGAAACGAATAAGGGAAGCACGCCGAACTTGGATTTAACTGTGGGGCCACCGGGTGCAACGGTGTTAGTAAACTATCCA